TCACTGTGCTGTAAACTGTCTGCCCACGGTAATCAGGCAGCGTCTCCCACGCAGTCCCGTCAACGCTGCGCACCAGCGCCAATCCGGCTTTATTAGGCAATATCGGCTTATCCACGAAACTCAATGCCGGCAGGCCGACACCCTCCGGCAGATACTCTAATGCGGCTTGCTGATACTCACGCTGTACCGGCTCAATGCTGTAAATCGTCAGCCAACCGGCTACCGAGGCCAGTCCGTTATTATTCAGTACTGCAGCGGGTAATTCGGTGCTGTATTTGCTCATTATGCGGCTCTCACGATGTAGTTAAAGGCAGTATTGCGGGGGCGTATACCATACAATGCGCACCCTAAAGAGTTAGCTTTCTGACCCTCATTGATGGCGACTGACCAACCTGCGTCCCAACCTTTATTGTCTGGATTGTCTACTGTCACAACACCCAGACCTCGTCCCATGACATCATCGGCACCGATGAATTGACGAATGCGTGACCCTTCCTGCGCCGTTAATATACCGCGCCCCGGATCAATCCCGCGTCCATCATCAAGACCCCGAATGAACTCAGCGCGCAGGTCAGGCAGGCGGCCATTTGAGTAGGCCTGAGCCAGTAATGGGTACTGTGCTTTGTCAAATGCCGCCCCGTTGCATTTCAGCCAGCCTGTCGGCGCAGTGCCAAGCGGCCAGGGTTGCGGAATACCGACCGGGAAATCTGTACGGCTAAGCGCCCCGACGTCATCAGCCGTGGGTTTGTAATCCGTGGTGTATGCACGACTCCATTTCACGCCGTTGGCTGGCGTATTTGACGAACCGATATAGGCCCCCCCATTGCCGGACACGGCAACATAGCCAGTGGAGGGGGTCGCATCACAAGGCAGGCTCACGATGCCCGCCGCAATATTGCCGGTAATGGGGGGCTTATTCACTGAAGACGCATTAATACGATAAAACTGCGCCACGTTGCTGTATGCGTCATCTTTAGCGATAGGGCCGACGCCAAGACCGAACGCCCCCACAGCCATCACATTGCCGCCAGCCACACCCACATTCTTAGTCGCCGCCGTTCCTAACTCCAAAGCGCCACGTGCATCACTCTTGTTTGTCAGGTCAGAGAGGTTATTAGCGATTTTTAACGTTGCGTCACTGACGGTTTTCACCGCTTTCGGCGTAGCCGCCAGCGTATCGCTGTCACTGTCTGTGGCACTGCTAAGCTGCACGAAGCCTTTTTCTTTCAGAGTGCCGTTCGGGTGATTGCGTGATTTCTCGTGTTGACCGATTTGTTCATCAACATACTGCCGCGTTGCCAGCACGACGGACGGGTCAATCTTAAGCGTCACCGCCTCGGTGCTGGAGACAATCAGCACCATGCGAATGGTTTGCGTGCGGCCACTGCCTTCCTGCAACTGCGGCTTGTAGGTCTCCGGGCAATTGGCGACCGCAATCAGCGTGCCGTCAGCAGAAAACAGACCGATTTCTCGAATCCACCAACCGCCCTCATTTTCCGGGATGATTTGCTCGGCGATAATCTGGCTGTCGTTGCCGGGGTCAATGGTCAACAGATTGATGGCCGCGCGACGCTTTTCCCCCTTAAGGGCCGTTTGCGCCGGGTCAGGCGTCGGCAGGACGCCGCCACCGTCACCGACGGCGATATGCGTCAGGTCAACTCGGGTGCCGAGTGCGGTCGCATTTGCCAGGGCTGCCGCACCCTGATTGGTCAGAATGGCAAAGAATTTTGCTGTCATGCGCTTACTCTCAGGTTATCGATAAGATGAATTGCCGCACCGCAATAACCGGTGCCGCCGACAGAAATGGTTTCGGGTAAATAGGGGTAAACGGTCAGGGCATCACCGCTGTAGCTGGCTGCCCCCACATAGCCGGCACCAGCGCTGGAGAGACTAATCGCGAGGCCGACAAGGTGCCGACTGGCGGGTTTGGCGTCGGCTATCATCCGCTCCAGTTCCCGATACATCTCATCGGTGATGCCGGTTTCCAGTACGCCGACAACCAGCCGAAACGTGCCGGGGGTCTCATTGAGCTGCCACCACTCGCGCACCTCAATCAGATAACCCAGCGGCTCAACGACGCGACGCAGTGCGCTGATGGTGCCTTTATGCCGGTGAACAAAATGCGCGCTCTCGACAACGCTACGTTTTGTTGCCTCCGGCCAGCGCTCATCCCATCGGTCGACAGAAAACGCCCACGCCAGATACGGCAACAGATTGAGCGGACAGGTTTGCGGGTTCCAGAGCTGCCGCAGGGGTACCGGCACCCGTGCAAATTCAGCGCAGGCCACGGCCGCCGCCACTTCTAACGGTGACGACCCGACCGGCAGCAGGCGGCCATCACTCATCGGATCCTCCAACAGTCAGTTGGTAGCGTGAACAGCTTGATGCCTGCGTCTCGTCTAAAACGATGTCGGCAACCGGGCTTTTCAGTTCCACCCGCTGCACGCCTTCCACATGCAGCGCGGCATAGATGGCCGACAGACGGATATCCCGGCCAAGGCGATGCTGCGTGCTGATATAGGCTTTTAGCCTTTGCTCAGACGCCTGCCGAACAGGCTCAGCCTCCGGCCCCGGAAACAGATAGAGCACAGCCTCAATTACATAGGGAATAATCGCCGCAGACTGTACGGTCACCCGGTCAGCCACCGGCCGCACATCTTCGGCATTGAGTGCCGCCGCAACAATCGCAATCAGCTCAGGGCTGGCCGTTCCATCACCCTCGCGAGACAACACAGACACGGTGACGCTTGCCGGTGTTGGGCTGGTGACAGACACGTCGGCGACACGGCCGTCAGCACTGCGACCATGGAACTGATACGCGCCAACCGACCCGGCCACACTCAGCCCCTCAAAGGCCTGCTGGATACGCACGCGGAAATCACTGTCACTTTCCATGACGGCGGCCACAGGGGGCAATGTGCTGTCATCGGCCGGGGTAATTACCAGCCGGGCAACGTTATAATTGCCGCCGAGCTGGTCGAGATCACTGCCTGCGGCATAGCCCAGCATGACCGCCTGTGCCGCCTCATTCACCCGCTGGCGTAGTAGCACCTCCCGATAGGCGTTTTCCTGTAGCAGCTTGACGATGGGTTCTGACTCAAATTGCAGCGTTCGCCTGATGCACTCTTGCTTATCTTCGGGGAACAGGGAGATAAACCAGGCTTTTCGCTCAGAAAATATCGACTCGAAATCAAGCGGTTCAATTACGCTTGGTGCTGGTAGCAGGCTCAAATCAATGGTGGCCATTATTGCCCCCTGACCGGTAAGGAAAACTGGATGCGCCCGGAGGTGTCCGTCCGGTTGCCAACCAAATCAACCACCATTTCCCCGTCAACGCTGGAAGCGAGATTGATCGCAGTGAGTGAAATACGGGTTTCCCACCGCAGAACCGCGCCATAAATGGCGGCCATCATCTGGAGGTTCAGAGCGGGGTTTTGTGGCTGGTCAATCAGGGTCGATAGTTGCGAACCGTAGTCACGGCGCATGACACGACTACCAACGGGGGTGATCAAAATATCGCTGACCGACTGGCGGATGTGTTCGATCTCGCTGATAGTCTGGCCATCGTTACGGTTCATGCCGAGATACATCATGATGCTGGCCCCCCGGTGTTACCGCCGCCGTTCTGCACGTTGCCGTGATAATGGATGTGGATGATCACGCCGTTGGAATTAAAGCTGCCGCCGGTGTGGGTGATATTCCCGAACATCTCGCCGCCGTATTTGAGCAACAGTGAACCGGCAATCAATTTATTGGTGCATTCCACCACGGGCGCATCCAGGGTGATCATCTGGCTGGCCGTCACCAGCACGACGTTGGCGGTGGCGCTGATTTTTTCAGATGCCTGAATATCGGCCTGTTTCATGCCCTTTGCCGTAAGCGTGCCGTTTTCAGGCTCGTACTCAATAACCGCGCCGTCCGGGAAATCCATGCGTACGGCGTCGGGTGAGGTCGAGGCTGCGGGATACTGATCAGAAAAGACTCCTGGCAACACAAAGCCCGTGGTCAGTTCACCGAAGATGCTCAGCACGATCACCTGTTCGCCAACCGACGGTGCAGACCAAAAGCGCACGCGCCCGGCGCGTAGCGTCAACCAGTTCAGCCAGTCGGTTTCATTTTTCCCGATCTTCACGCGGCACAGGCCTGTGGCCGTGTCCACTTCGGATACGGTGCCAATGCGCACAATGTTAGCCAGGAGGCGTTTTAGTTCGGCGATGGATGCTTTCATGCTGCCAGTGTGCCGCGTGCGGGCGCGGGGAGCATTTTGTGTGCCTTGTGTCAGCGATGGCACAAGGCGGGGGAAGGGTATTAAATTAGAGGACGCTCGGCGTTACCAAGCACTCTGGCCGTAGCAACCTTCGCAGAAACCCGGCACCCACTGCCATGGGTCGCCAGGGCAACGCTCCCAACGAAGGTAGCTGTCTTCGCTAATAGCTTTCATATACCAAGCAAAGAGATTATTTTCGTCCCACGAACGGCGTGTCTCTAATGGTATTTGAGACAATTTACGGCGTAATTCCCTAGCAAAATCATCCTTTAGCATATTTCTACCTGTACATATTGATTCCATGGAAGGAGAAATAATATCAGAAAACCCAGCATTCATCGGGATGCTATGTGATTTAGTGCCAGATCCTTAATCCATTCAAGGTCGGCATCGGTGAAGCCCAACAACTGTCGGCGTGCATAACGCACGGTGGGGCCGTCTGGGCTGACTTTATCCCGCAGGCCATAATGGTGCACGACGGATAAATTAGTCACACCGGCAGCAAACATCACAGCGGCTTCATCGGTGTTGGATTCGGTTTTCATAAAACGTGCTGTGCGCAGCCGGGTAAACATCTTGCGGCGGATGCGTCCGTGCTTATCTTGCCGCTTGTTTTTGCGCGGTATGTACGGTGAACCGTCCGGGTTCTTCTGTTCCTGGATATGTTTTTGCTGGCGCTGGCGCAGCTCTTTGGCCACCTGGCGGGTAAATACCTGGCGCGATTGCGGGGAAAGCTGCTGGAGCAATACAGACAGCGTTTCGTCCAGTGCCTGGAAGTCGTTTAAGCTGCCCATTCTGCCACCTTGCGGCCTTCCATCCAGACCTCATAACTGCTGAGGTCGCTCGGCGGTGGCGTGGGTTCATCCACATGCCTGACGTTCAACTTGCCATTGTCCTCGCTGACGATCACGCGTTCGGTCAATTTCAGATCAATGCTGATATCCCGCGCGGCATTATTCAGGAAATCGGCTTCAAAGGTGAACCCATCGCCGCGTTTATCCGGGTTGGCCATGATGTCGGGCTGATGGGTACGCAACCAATGCAGGATAGGCACGATCAACAGATTGGCGTCATCGGCATAGCTGGTCACGATAAGGTTCAGCGTGTACTGATATTCGAAAGACAGCGACGGGGCCAGGGTGGAATAAATCACCCCTTTATCGATAAAAATGTGCAGGCAATCGGGGTTTTGCTTCACATACTTTACGGAACCGCTCAGGGCCGCGCGAAGTGAGTCCGGTTTTAACATGTTCGCACCTACGGTTGTGTCAGGCAGACGCTGCGGATGTAGTCTTGCAGGCCGGCTATTTGGCTGTGGGCGGTTTCGATTCGCTTTCTGAGGGTGTAATAATCCCGTTGAGCGGCGTCAGTAAGTCGGGGGCCGCCTGCATCAGCCAGGCTGGCGGCGGCGGTGGTTGGGCATGTGGCGCTGAGCCGCAACCGGCGACGGCCATCGTCAACATCACGCTGCAAATCATCAATTTTACTTTTCGCATCGGTTAATTCCCGGCTTCGGTTTTCGTCAATGGCAGCAACAGCGCGCTGCGTCTTGTTTTGCCAATCAATCTGGCGGGTCAGCTTACCGTTGGCATCCTGCAATGTGTCGCGCACCTGGCGCAGCCCCTGATTGCTGTAGAACAGAAAGGCCAGCAGGCAGAGCAGGATCAGGATGATGACAGCAATCAGACGGGTCATTTTTGCCCCCAGGTGCAGACCTCATTCTCTATATCTCGGCGGTTCATCAGGCCTTTCCACGGTTTGCCGCCGGCGTAAATCCACTGGCGAAGGCCAGCACACGCGCCGGCTGCGTCGCCTGCGTTCAGCTTGCGAAGCAGAGAAGAATGCTCGAAAGCGTAAACGCCCACGTTGTAGCTGAAACTGATCAGCGCGGCTTTTTGGTATTCCGTCGCCGGAACCTTTACCGAACGCTCAACCGAACGGGAGAAGGGGATCAGGTCTTTATCCAGCATGGCTTTGCATTGCGCCAGGCTGTAGCGCTTGCCGGGGATAATATCGGGGCCGGTGTGGCCGTAGCAGACCGTCAACACGCCCGCGACGTCGCGATAGGGTTCCAGCCTGACGCCTTCCAGTTCAGGGATCATTAACGTGGCGATCGCCAGTGCGCCGGTACCGGCAGCGCCAAGCAAACTTTTGCGCAAGGTGGATGACATCGCCATTATTCGGCCTCCTTACGGAAAAGGCGGCGTTTTACCGGCGGCTCGGTGATGATCCCGGCGCTAACCCCTTTTTCATAGGCTTTGGTGCGACGCCAGTCGAAATAGGTCTGCGTGAGATAAGTGATCAGGCCCAGGATAAAACCGCCGATCACCGCAACCTGATTCCAGTCCACATGGCGGAACCAGTCGACCAGACCGCCGGTGCAGAGTCCGCCGGCAATGCAGTAGTTAATACCGGCGGCAAGTTTTTCCGTCATAATTTTCATTCTCCACCTCCCGCCCGTAGGGGGTTAATCCCATAATTGAAGGGTTTGCACCGATGCGGCCTGAATGATATCCGGCATGTCTACCGGGCAACCGTGGGGCAGAATTGGTCCCCGATCTGCCAGGCCCGGATTGCTCAGCAATACCTGCTCGGTGACGCCCTGTGTTTTGCCGTAATAGCGCTGGCACAATGCATCAACGGTGTCACCCTGGTGCGCATAGACCTTCATCAGATCAACTCAACCGTCATGCGCGGCAGCGACTGGCAATCATTAATGGCCCAATCCGCATCGCGGCGCAGGTCGTCAACAGTTGGCTCCAGCGATTCGGCCCGCTTGTTGCCTGAATGGGTGGCGTCAAAGCTGCGAAAGCGCTCGGTAAGGCTGGCCTGCGTCAGGCAAAACACCGCACGGCGGTAAAGCTGTATGCGGGTGCTCTCATCATCCAGGCGATCGGCAGGAACCTGATCCAGCGCGCTATAGCCCGCGCTTTGCTGCTGTTTACGCCAGCCAGCTAATCGATCGTTAACTTCATTGATGGCATTGCGGGCGGCTTCCAGCAGGCGTGGCTGGGTGATCGTCCCGTCCTGGCGCATATCTTCCCGGTATTGTTTCAGGTCAATATCCGGCCAAAAATCCGTATTTTTGATCACCGTGCTGACCGGAGGCGCGGGGGTAGGCGTTACATCAATTTCAAGGTTGTTGCCGGGTTTCTGGTCGCCCGGTGCGGGTTCAATCGCTATGCTGACCATGGTTTTTTCTCTGTGAGTCGGGCGGTGGACGGGAGCGTTGATGCGGTTAAAACCTGTCGCGGCTCCCGTGCCGCCCTCGCCGGGGGCGATTCGTTAACTAACTGCTTTGATCTGTTTTTCCAGTTGCTTAATGTCAGATTTCACACCGGAATTTTCATCTTTCAGCAGGGCTTTTTTCAGCGTGTCCAGGGCAAGTACGTTGTCACCGTCTTGACGGAGGGCATATCCGGCAAATTTATACAGCCGGGCTTTGACCTTGTCCGGCATATCCTGTCCTGTGAGCAACTGCTGAGCGCGGAGTAACTGCGCGGTATCCAGCGGCTTATTGGCCGTCATGTTGCGCTGTGCGGCGGCGGCCAACTCTTCGGCAATCAGGCAACCGGTAGAACGCTCGAAACCGTCCGGGGCGACCAAATCATGCTTGACCGCGTATTCGCCGATATTCAGCGCGGTTTCCATGTCGCCCACGTCCAGCAACCAGACCAGCACGCGCATCAGAATGGCGTCCTGCCTGCCGGCATCACTTTGCAGCACACCGGCCACCCACGGCATATAGGTGGGGATCATGCTGCGTTTCAGTTCTGCCTTGGTGTCGTGGGACTCAACACCGCTCAGCCTGGCCAAGTCCTGCTGCATCTTGAACAGCAGCAGGTCATAGTTGCCCAGGTGGCTCAGGCTGGCCGCCTCACTCAGCGAGGAGGATTGCTGCGCAGCGATATATTGCTTATGCCTGCGTGCTGGGCTGGTCATGGGTTAACCCTCCGTCGGTGCCGGTGCGGCTGGTTTCAGGATTTCGATGTTTTCGATCAGCGCGGCACACTGGTAGTCTTCCACCACATACGCCTCGTTGACCGATTCGTAGTTTTCAATGCGATCGCGCTTAGGATTGTCGATGATATGGCGGCGGCGGGTGCCGTCTTGCCAGTAGATCGACAGGTTATCCAGACGGGTGATCAGAATGGTGTGATCCGGGAAGGAAGGGACGCGTACCGCCTGCAAGCCGCCGATGCGTTTTTGCGAGATAATGACGTCAGCCGCCAACATTTCGCTGTTTTCCTGCTCTTTGTTGACGATCGGGAAGTATTTATCCGCCAGCAGAGAGCGGCCCACGATGGCGACCAACTCGGTATCGTCCTGGAACCAGGCGGCGATCAGCTCGTTGACGGCATCCATAACGAGGGCGTCCAGGTTGTGATAGTCGCCAGTTTTGCCGATGCGGATTTTTTCTGACACGACAGCGCCAGCCTCATCCAAAATCTTTGACATCACCTGATCCGGCGCGCCTTTGCGGATTTTTTCCAGCCAGCCAATATTCACGTCCTGCAACAGCTTGTTGACGGAGAAATCGGACGTTCTTGCACGTTTAGTTCCGTTCCAGCCGATCATGATGCGATCCAACGCCTGGCGTTTCACAATCTGGTTGCGGATTTTTACCTGGAAATCCTTGAATTTTGCCCACGAATCCAACTTTGAATACTTCAATGCGGTGTCAAAGTTGGTCTGGGTACACACGTAGCCCTGTTCATCCAGGCTGGTTGGATCGATGGGTTCACGCTCTTTTTCATCGGTGTTGGTGGTGCTGGCAACCGGGCGATCAATCCCCAGGCCGATTTTGTCACCGCTTTGTTCATCAACCGGGACGATATTGATTTTTTTCAGGAAACCGCTACTTTCCTGGATTTTCTCTTCCAGTGTCTGGCTTACGGATGGCTCAACGGTGAACCTTGCCGCCACATCCAGGGCATCAATGCCGTTGATGGCCGCAATCTGGTTCACATACTTCTTGTACTGCTCACGGGTTACCTTTCTCATTTCTCTTTTCCTTTAATCGGCTAGAACGGTTCTATCACCGCCTGTAATTGATTGCTTAACAGTCGGTTAGCTCGGCGCTTTCGCCACCCGTTGACAGTTCGCGGCGCTTGTCGCTGCGGTCGGTGGTGCTGAGTTTGGTTTCCAGACCAGAAAATGCCGTCTCGCTGGCGGTCAGCCGGTCTGTCAGCTTTTGAATGGTGTCTTTCACACCATCCAAACCGGAAAGTTTTTCCTCGGCCTGCTGCTGCCTTTCCGCGACCAACTCCACGGCCTGGTGAACATCGATAAAGCGGGCATCGTCAGAGGCCTGCCGTTTGCTGAACATGGCTTTAATGCTGGCGAGCAGGTTCGGCTTATCGGTTTCCGGTGTTTCGAATTCGAGGGTGGTTTCTTCGGCGGCAGAGAAAAACAGACCTTGCTGCGCCAGGTGATTTGAGCTGAATTTCATTGCTTCACTGCCGAGGGATGCAGGGTTATCCGTGAACGCGAGGCCGGTCAGATAGGCTTTGTTGGTATCAGCGAATTTTTCGTAATACTCAATGCTGGTGAAAATCTTCTGGCGCTTATTGTTCAACTGCACCAGGCCATCCGTCGCGTCAACCTGGGCGTAGAGCGCCATTTTGCCTTTTAGCGGGCCATCGCTGATTTCGTCGGCACTCAGGGATAACACATCACCATAAGCACAGAAGGTGCTGTCAGGAAAAATGCTCAGGTAATGCTCAAGATTGACGCGCGCCGCTTTGAACTGCTGGTTATAGGTTTCGGCCATCTCTTTGATGTGTTGGCGCTGGATCTGACGGCCATCACTGGTTGCCCCCTCGACGGCGACACGGAAAGATTTTGAAATTGGCATTGGATAAGCCCCGATCATGTAAGCGAATGTGGCCGGTGTTGGCCGTGTTTGGCTTATGTTGGCGGGGGGCTGGAATGGGGACAACGCGGCGGCCTTGTGTGGTCAATGGCACAAGGTGCATTAAGGGTGTTGGCGGTAGCGGGTAGGTAGCCTTTCGGCATTGAAACGTTGAAATTCAGGCTGATTACGCATGAGTGCTATTACTATCAGTGCCGATTTGGATCCCCGTCGTCAAGCGATGTATCTCTATTGGCAGGGGCTGCGAGTGACCCGTATCGCCGAAATGATCGGGGAGAAGTCCGTCACGGTACACAGTTGGAAACGTCGCGACAAGTGGGACGATTACGGCCCTCTCGACCAGATGCAAATCACGACCGCCGCCCGCTACTGCCAGTTAATCCTAAAGCCGGAGAAAGAAGGGCGTGACCTTAAAGAAATTGACCTGCTGGCCCGCCAGGCAGAACGACACGCCCGCATAGGAAAATACAACGACGGCGGGAATGAGACTGTTCTTAACCCCAACATTGCAGCCCGTAACGCCGGCCCGCGCAAACGCACGCAGAAAAATGCCTTTACGGACGAGCAACACGCCCGGCTGAAAGAAATCTTTCTTGAACAGATGTTTGAGTATCAGCGCAGTTGGTACCGGGCCGGGCTGTCGAAAGAATTCCGTATCCGCAACATTCTGAAAAGTCGCCAGATTGGCGCAACCTACTATTTTGCCCGTGAAGCCCTGATCGATGCCCTGGACACGGGACGTAATCAGATGTTTGTTTCTGCCTCTAAGGCACAGGCGCACCAGTTCAAAAACTACATCATGGCCTTTGCGCAGGAGGTTGATGTTGAGTTGCGTGGTGAAACAATCATCCTGCCGAATGCGGCGGAAATGCACTTCCTTGGCACCAACTCCAACACCGCCCAGGGGCGACCGGGCAACCTGTATCTGGATGAGTATTTCTGGATCCCGGGCTTTAAGAAGCTGCGCCGGGCCGCATCGGGTATGGCATCGCAAACGCGCTACCGTTCCACCTACTTCTCCACCCCGTCCAGTATGACCCATGAAGCCTATTCATTTTGGAATGGCACGCTGTTTAACAAGGGCAAATCGAAGGACAGACGCCGGGAAATTGACGTTAGCTATAAACGTCTGGCCAGCGGCCTGCTCTGTGAAGATAAACAGTTTCGCCAGATCGTCACCATTGAGGATGCGTTACGCGGGGGCTGTGACCTGTTTGACCTCGATGAGCTGCGCGAGGAAAACAGCGATGAAGATTTTGAAAACCTGTTCATGTGCAACTTCATTGATGATACCGCGTCGGTGTTCCCCATGGGGGAAATGCAGCGCTGCATGGTCGACAGTTGGGAACATTGGACGGACGTTAAACCCTTCGCATTGCGCCCGGTGGCGGCGCGGGAAGTCTGGATCGGTTATGACCCAGCCAGTTCGGAAAACGGCGACAGCGCCGGTTGTGCGGTTATCCTGCCGCCGTTGATTGCCGGTGGTAAGTTCCGGGTGCTGGAGCGCCATCAGTGGCGCGGCATGGATTTTTCCGCCCAGGCCAAAAATATTAAAGCGCTGACCGAGCGCTACAACGTGACCTATATCGGCATCGATAACACCGGCCTTGGCCGCGCGGTGTCGCAACTGGTGCGCCAATTCTTCCCGGCGGTTAACGCCATCAACTACAGCCTGGAAATGAAAACCGATCTGGTACTGAAAGCCCGCGACGTGATCCGCTCCGGCCGTCTGGAGTTCGACGCCGGCGCGCTGGATATCGCCCAGGCGTTTATGTCGATCCGCAAACAGATGACCGCAACAGGCCGGCGGGCGACCTATGTCACCAGTCGCGCCGAAGGCGTCAGCCACGGAGATGTTGCCTGGGCTGTCATGCACGCCTTATTCAATGAACCGCTCGAAGGGGCAACCGGTAGCAATACAGGTTTTATGGAGATTTTTTAGATGAGCAAACGCAACCGGGGCCACAAAAACACCCAGCCGATCACACAGAAACAAAGCGGGGCGCAGCATGTGGAGGCGTTCACCTTCGGCGACCCGATCCCGATGCTGGATCGGCGTGAAATCCTGGACTACCTGGAATGCAGCATTGTTGACCGTTGGTATGAGCCGCCGATCTCATTCAGTGGCCTGGCTAAGACGTTCCGCGCGGCGGTGCATCACAGTTCGCCGATCACCATGAAGCGTAATATTTTAGTGAGCATGTTCAAGCCGCACCGGCTGCTGTCAAAGCAGGATTTTAGCCGCTACGCGCAGGATTTTATGGTGTTCGGCAACAGTTTTATTGAGGGGCGCTATAACCGGTTAGGCGGTCTGATGAAGTTGGCCCCCAGCCTGGCGAAGTACACCCGCCGTGGGGTAGAAACTGATTCTTACTGGTTCGTGCAATCCTGGATGGAGCCGCATCAGTTTGCGGAGGGTTCTATTTTTCACCTGATGGATCCTGACATTAACCAGGAGATTTACGGTGTTCCCGAATACCTTTCCTCACTTAACTCCATCTGGCTGAACGAGGCGGCGACGCTGTTCCGCCGGAAATACTACCTTAACGGCAGTCATGCCGGATTTATCCTGTACATGAACGACGCGGCGCACAAGCAGGAGGATATTGATAACCTGCGAAAAGCGCTGAAAGAGTCGAAAGGGCCGGGTAACTTTCGCAATCTGTTTATGTATGCCCCTGGCGGTAAGCCGGACGGGTTACAACTGATCCCCCTGGCCGAAGTCGCGGCAAAAGATGAGTTTTTGAACATCAAAAACGTGACCCGTGATGATCAGCTTGCTGCCCAGCGCACGCCACCGCAACTGATGGGGATTTTACCGAACAATACCGGCGGTTTTGGGGATGTTGAGAAGGCTGCGCGGGTGTTTGCCATTAACGAGCTGGCTCCGCTGCAAGAGCGGCTGTGTGAGCTGAACGAGTGGGCGGGGGAAGAGGTGATCAGCTTCAAGCCTTATGAGCTGCTTAAAACAGACGTATAAGTCATAGGCTTAACAAGCCTACTAATTAATACTTGACTTGTCATTTTTCATTGTCGGGCATGAATATTTTTCAACAGTTGGATTTTGACATAAGAAGACGTCATAAATACCACAGTTCATTAGGGAACAATGAAAAATAATATAAATATTGTAATGGGGAGTGTTTATTCTTGATTTTTTAAGAAAAAAATAGTTATTATTTAATTATAATCACACGGATGATGTCGTGGTTTTTTTAGAATCATACAATATCTCTACTTTCAAGCTAAAAACCGAAAGTGTTACGGGGGAAATGGTGATGAGCGAATTGAATTTCTCAGATGATTTTGAGCTGTATGTTGATGTCTATATTGATGATCTCCCTACAGTTAAAGGCCTACTGGTCTTTAGAAGTAATCGAGCTCCTTACTTATCGATCGAAGATAACCAGTGGTATTCTTCATTCAAAACAGATAGCGAAGAGTTTAAAAAAATAAAGTCAAGAGTGAAATGCACTTGCAAGGGTGATGTTTACTTTCTTTATTTGAATAATGTTCATTTTAATGCACTTTATCCGAAATATATCTTAAAATCTAAGGGGGAATATTCTTACTCCAGATTTTATATTTCAATTCCTGAGGTTTATCAGTTTTTTAATGGTGCAAGTGGTTTCCGAACGTTAGACGGTGAGTTGCGAAAAAAAATCAAAGATTATTTTCTTAAGGTTGAATTTAATTATAAAGATGAAAAATATTTGTTAACTGTGGAGCATTATTTTTCCGTTTCTACAGACAGGAATATGACTAAGATTTTTGAGGATGCAGTCCTTTGTGTAGAGAGATTAAACGGCGAAATTACCTTTGATGATGCAAAAAAACTATCTTTTAAGATACTAACATTTTTTTCATTGATTTTTGGAACCGACCTGTCAATTAAATATATTTCACTAGGTAGTGACGATAACGGAGGTGTATATTCACCATTCTATTTTATTAGCCGATACTTTGATAATAACATTATTACTTACCCAGCAAAAACATTGATTACACATCCTTCATATATAACCATGGACGATTGGAGTGTAATGCTAAATAATTTCTTTTCAGCACAAAACATGCATGAATTTGAAGATATATGGACCAGGTTTGTGAGCATGTACTCCTATAAGGGGTTTTGGGAGTATGAAGTATTGGGTTATGCCAGTATTCTTGATGCATATAGTCAGAAGTTAATAGATAAAGAAAAAAAATATAAGATCCCATCTCCTAAGATGAAAAAATTAAAAGTTGACTTAATTTCTTTGATACATGAAAAAGCGAAGCTTCTCGATACTGATAATCAGGAGGAATGTAATGAAATTATTGAGTCTCTTTGCTGTTATGTAGACGGTTTTAAAAATACGCTTAACCCCACATTTAAAGAACGATACTTATATGTATTGAATCTCATAGATAGTGATTTTCTGTCGGTTATAAATTTCACTGACAAGGATTTTGTTATAATAAAAAAAATAAGAGATGAGGCTGCACATGGAAAACCTGTAAAAATGCATACTGAAACGGGAAATGGACTTTTAAATCTTAGCAATGTTTTTGTTTTGCTAAGTAAGTTGGTTGTTCTTCTTTCCTGTTTGGCTTTTAAGAAATTAGGAATAAATGAAAAAAGTTTTGCAAAACTGATAGCTCACTCCCATAATGAAAATATAATTAATGCATCATTGGATGAGTTGAAATTAGACATGTTTACCGAACAAGCTAGACTTGTTAATGTCGACGTTGATACTTTTTCCATAGCGAAAAAATCATTTTCTTTTGATTTTGTTGTTTTGGAGAACAAAGAAACAAATGATTTAATCTTTAACGACTCACAATTACTAGGGATAATGGTTGATTATAAAACTATAAATGAAGGGACGTTTATAACGGATGATTTTTGTTACTATGTTTATAATAATTATAGTTTGGATGCATATTATTGTGTTGAGTTTGTGAGCAAGGTCTATTGTGTATTTAATGATAAAAATACTAGCATTCATAATGTTCTTTGGGTTACCTTTAAGTAATTCTATGAGGTTTGCCTTTTGCCTTTTGCCTTTTGCCTTTTGCCTTTTGCCTTTTGCCTTTTGCCTTTTGCCTTTTGCCTTTTGCCTTTTGCCTTTTGCCTTTTGCCTTTTGAGTTTATGAGGTTATTTACCTAGTTGTTAATTTTTAAATAATTATTATTGCATGTCAATTAGCTGTCTATATAATCGGCATAGGGGGAGTCAGCTATTTATAGCGATTATATTAATGACCATCCATTGATAGAATAGCACTCATAGTGCTGTGTTATTTACAAGTTTTACTGTCATCGGTCTTCTAAACACTAGGGTGATGGTGGCGGGAGTGTTATGAGGGTCAATATTGTTAGTGATACATTCATTTTTACTTAAGTGCCTTTGCGTACTGTAGGGTTGGTGAGTCCATTTTTCGCTGTTACTGACTTTCAGCTAGAATCGTTTTTGACCAAATAACAATGTTGGATAATCTCTAAGCTAATACATATTAAGTTAGTTGCTTAATGGTACTAAATTTATCCACCGAAATGTGGTTTTTGTATCTTTATACGTGATTGCTCATGTGTATACGTATTGCCGTGTGTTGTACGTGACATGTCACACCGTTGTTGAAAATAAAATTGTGACGTGGCAGGATGGTTTTTCGTCACTTGCAATTCCCTGTGCCGGTACTCATTTCTAAAGCGTTTTTTTTATCGGGTTCTATTCGGACTTTAGATAAAAAAACACTGCATATTCTAAGTGCAACAATCCGCATACTTTCTTGCATATCGACTCATTCTCTCAGGTCACTGCCAGCAAGATTTTGACATGATTCTCTACTGCATAAAAAGTGAATTATCAAGTATGTAGCGTGGGGGCGGGGGGGACGGCACGGATTAGGGGAACGATGAGGATCGTTCCGCCTGTCTCACGCCTCATAAGGTCGCCCCTGTTGCATGGTCAAAGTTCTGCTGGGCGATCAGATTTATGGCGCGAACGAGGGCGCAAATAAAAAACGCCTGACTACGAACAGTAGAGGCGTTCATGATATTCTTTCAAATCTATAACATAAAAATCAGTGATATATTAATTATCTATATTTAATCGCCAAGATGATGGTCAAAGTTTTTAAGGGAAATAAGTCGAACCAAAAAATCTATGTCCTAAATCAAATCCATGGTAGTTTTTTGAATTCCTACTGCTTCTATCATTTGGAAATATCCATATCGGTTCACCATTTTCATACTCATCATTTATGAGTAGAATTGATTTTGTGACTTTGTTCTGGTATTTTATTTCTGTTATTATTCCGACGAATTCAAGGTCTAATCCGTGTGCGTAATTTATTTCTTGGCCGCTATTTATTGATTTTTTTACGATACCTACGTATTCGTGGTTTTTATTTATGATATAATCACCATCTATCCATCCGACAACATCACCATTGAATGATATCACTTCATAACCTTTGATAATGCAATCTAAAGCAATTGAAATTGCAGTTCTAAAACCTATTCCATTATCTCTGTATCCTATTGGTCTATCGATGTTGATTGATTTTTTGTTGTTTTGTAATAAAACATTTGAAAATTTAATTATGCAGCCGTTAGGATTTTTCAATGTTATTTCGTTTTGTGTGTTTACGGATATTCCGAAGCCCATGTAATTAATATCTAAAGAGTTAATTTTTACTGATTCGTCACCTACAAAACTAAGCGACAATACATTTATTCTTTTCTCATTAAAGATGTTTATGTCCGCTGACGTTGTAATTATGTCATAATTTCCCACAGTGCTTAAGAATCTATTTCTCGATATACACGTATGGTTTGCATAGTCATTAAATATTAATGTTGCACATAATTGTATTGGTTCTTCAATATTATCGCTTTTTTCAAACCATAAAATAGGCTTGTCGTAAATACATATCATCATATCAAACGATGAGAGTTTATTACTTCCAAGAATTATATCTGGATCGTCTTTTTGATGGTACATACTTCGAGTTAGGCGACCACCAATAATATTCTTTGGGGATTTTTTAGCTTGCCAAACCTTTCTTTTTGAAATTCTTTTAAAAGTTACATCATCATGATGAGTTCCACAAAGTAAAGTCATTTTGTTTGGATCATGCTCATGGGCGTCATGAAACTCGGGTTCTATATGTTCATAGTCAGTAAATAGGGCACCACATATGACACAACCATACCCAGCCTCTTTTCTTATTTGTCTTGCTATGTCTACCGGAATGTATCTACGTAAACCATGTACGTTGACATTAGCTTTTTTTTTGTCATTCATTTAAATTCACCCTGCATAATAATTGTCAGCTAATTATATTAAATGATGGCTTTTACTTAGGTGCAATGATTTTAATTTACACGGCCACTATTATGAATCATCATTCTGACATGTGTAAATGATTAATAACTAGTAATTTATTGCAAGGTTGTATTGAGTCATAAAATTAAATTATAGTGTTGACAGCATTAATTTCTTATATCCTGCTGTTTGCCAGCACGCAGTATCTCCCTGCATACAACAACCACCCGGATCCCCCGGCAGCGTATCCCCACACTTCCCACAACTACTTTTCCGCAGTTCAGCCATCTGTTTATGCAACAGCTTGTTATCTTGCCGGATAAGGCCAATCAGATATTCAGTTACTTCATAAGGTTCACGCGCAATCCTGCGTTGCTGGCAACCTTCCAAAATCATCGCCATTTCCTGGCTGTCTACGCGCAGGGTGATCGTGGTGATGCCGTTCGCCTTGTCACGCTGGCGCTGGGCGCGTTTACGTTCTGTCGATGTGATCATGTTGTTCCTCCGATTTCTGTTTCGCGGCTTCTTTTCTCAGGTGGTCGCCAACAAGGCGTGTTTGCTCAGGTATCTGTCGATGCCATAGCGCAGTGAGTCGCGTCAGCGCGGTGGTGGTGGCCGGTGTTGAGTGCTGATACAGGCAACCGTCGGTCCGTGCCCGGTAGCGCTGACCGTCGATAGTGACCGTTGCGCCCCTGGCCACCGATTTCAGAATGCAGGGATCCAGACTGAAACCGATGGACTCGGCGAAGCTGGCGATCTGGCGTTCCAGCTTGCTGAGTGGCCGCTTGATTGTGTTAATACCAGCGCTGGCCGTAGATGGCCGGTGATTTTCAGTTTCCTGCCCATCATCCAAACTGAAATAAGCCAGGGCGCGTTGCTCTTGTTCGTGGCGTATTTGTTCCCGCCAGCGCTTATTGCTGGCCAGGTCTGGCAGTATCGACCTTATTGGTGGCAGATTTAGCCCTTCGCCAGGCAATGCGAAGCCCTCGGCGACGGCCATAAATGGATTTTTCACGGGTTCAGGCGGTGCGGTGCGTATTCGCCGGAGCAATAACCGTCGTTCTTTATCCGTTAGTCGCTCAAAATCGAGGTTTTTAGGCGGTGCCGGAGGTTCCTGCATCTGCTTGTTTTTTAGCCTTTCCGGCTGCGCCGTACAGTTATTGACAGAACTCCGAGAGGGCGCAGGCGCGCCCTTAAGGTCAACGGCCAGGTCAACGGCACGGGCCGGAACGAACTTCCATTCCTTCGTGCGGGTGATAATTGGGGTATCCATCCCGACCGGTGGTGAAAACACACCCCGTATCCGGATCACGTCTTCGCCATAGTCGTTAGTGGCTTCTGCCGGCTCGTAGTAGGAGCGAACGATCAGGTCGTCACGCCGGACAAAGGGGCCGCCCTGGGCGTTGACGTATTCAGCCCAGTGGCCATAATCGGCGGCATCATGTACGGCAGCAAACTCGACACTGAGGCCTAGTGCGGTTTCATGGTCAGCCATGCGGCGCAATTCGCGGTAAACCGTCACCGGTGCGCCGCCAATAAACTGAAACTGGCGGATGCGCCAGCGGGCGGCCCAGGCGGATACTGCCGGGGCAACCTCTTTCAGCTCTTTGCCGCTGTCGTCGTCCAGTTCACCATCAAGTGCGTAACCGTCGATATTCTTTGAGATGTATTTGGCGATGTACCCGGTGGCGCTGCCTTTTTCCGGATCTATGGCTTCGGCGTGGAAACGGGCTTTTCTTGAGCGTTCGCTGTAAAGCTCGTCAGTGTCTTCCGCGCAGGCATAAGCGCGCAGGATATCGCGCACCTGGCCAACTACCTCGGGCCGCATGAATAGCAGCATATGCCAGTGAGGTGTGCCGTCACCGTGCGGCTCAGCCACACGGATCCCGAAGATACGGAACCCTTTACGATGTAGCTTGGCGCGCGCGCGTTCCCACACATTGCGCAGATAGCGCTGCGTTTCGTCCGGGCTGGCCCCACACCATTTCCGATTGCGGTGGCCATGTCTGTTAGTGGCATGGAAGCGGGAAGGGGCTGTCAGGGTGTAAAACTCCCCCACGAACCCCATTTCGTTGCAGATATCCTCAAAACCACGAATGCGGTTCATCAGCTCGCACCGGCGAATGGCGGGGTTTGCAACGCTGTGATCGTATTTGTCGATCACCGAAATGCGGTTGCCTTCGTCGTCTTCCAGCTCCATCGATTTTAAGAATTCACGGGTGCGGCGTTTCTGCTCCCGCCAATCGCTGACGGTTGGCCGGCTGGCATAGGGTGTCGCTTTTTTGCTGACGTGACCGATAGCTATATGCAGGTGTTCTTTCCAGCGGTCAGAATGGCGTCGTAAACGGCGCAGCCACCAATCTTCTGACATCATGCGCATGACTGCCGGTGAGGTGTTCTCCACTGTCATTTTCCAGCGGGCCACCTGATAGGTTTTCCACAGTGGTGGCTTTTGCTTAAACCTGCGGGTGAGTGCGGCAGCCCCTTTATATAGCGCCATGACGTTCAATAATTCAGAAGACCGGCCAGTCTCTTCGTCTATTACGCTCAGTTCCTGCTTGATGACAGCGGCGATATCTTTCGCCAGCAGTTCTATATCAGCTCGCCCGGCGTCCGGCAGATGGTTAAAGCGGTGGCACAGGGCGGCATCGCTGTTGTTATCGGAAGCGCGGTATTTATCACTAACGAGATCAAGCCGTGGCAATACGCGCTCAACAAAGTTTTTCGTCAAGTACGCATTGCCCCGGCGGATGCCCTGGGATTCTTCCAGCTTGTTGATGTGGTAGCGAACATCGCGTTGGATCAGCTGTGGTTGTTGTTCTAACAGATGATGTGCGCGCAGGGTGGCGGCGATCTGCTCCTCGGTCTGTTTATCGATCTCGGCCGGTCGGTTCAGCGACGGATCGATAACCGGGAGCGGGGCATTCCATGAGAATGCCCATTTAAAAGCAGGTGCGCCGCTGCCCGGAAACGGCGGTGGTGGTGTGGGAGCATGCCGGCCACCGGAGTTTCTAGCCATGCATGGTGGCCTGATGCTTTATCAAAGTGGTAAAATTATTCATAATCATCCCGTTACGTATGCATCTAAATGGGATGAACAGAATGCTTAATGACGTTGAAAAGTTGAGTGGTGAAGAAGTCGATGCCAGATTGAAATCTTTGGAGTTAACTCTTGCAGCGCAAGGCGTAATGATTACGGCCTTATTAAAAGAATTAACAACAAAATCACCATCATCAATGGAGGCAATAACAGACCTTGTACGAGCCGAAATCTCTCGCGTTACTAAACCTGAAAGTGATGAGCGGGCGGTGATCCAGCAATCGGTCAAGCAGGCTTTTGATAGTGCATTTGAAACGTCGCAAACTCTTAATTTAATCAAAGCTTCTTCCTCACGCTGATTGTTTCAGCCGGGCCGATCATCTTTATAATCTCCACGAGGTTTTCAGCCCGGTACTGCTTTCCGTTTTGCATCATCACGAAATACTGCCCCTCATTGGTTGTTGAAGGGTGGAAGTAAGCGACGTCTTTTTGTTGAACAACAAAATCGCGAGAATTACAGGTGAATGTAAAAACGCCAGTTGGCGTGACACAGGAGTGAGTTTTCATAAAGATGTTATCCGGCATTGCCTGGTTCGATTTTTTGCAACCAGCCAGCGTTAACATCTTCATTTCGTGCCGGAGTTTCCCGCAGCATCAGGAAAACGATCATCGCCGCACGCAGTGGTCGATCTGCATTGCTGGTAAACTCATGCCCCGTGGGTGCCTGCGCTCGGCACCACTCTTTGGTGCCGTTGCTATCGAATGTGATATCAATTTTGTGCCTAACGACTATCTCCCAAGAAAACGTTGGTTCTTCGCAACATTCCGGCAGGACTGATCGGTAACCGTCTTTGGTTTTGGCTATAAAGTTATAAATTCCATCCATACCATCAACCCAGCCAACGTCCTGGAAGGCATAGCCAAGAATGCTTGCCACGCGTTTGTTTATTTCAAAGTCACTTAACTGGCTGTAATCGGTCATTGTTCAGCGCTCCTATATTTCGAGTTCGGTTTTCTTGGTTGCTTCTTCATGCCTGAGCCGCTAACGCGGTGATGATTTCGCACATGGCTTTGGGAGGCACGGCATTGCCAGCCATATGTACAGTTAACTTGTGGGATGGCGGCTTGATGTAATCTGCCGGGAATGACATGGCCAACATGTTCTCTTCCTTTGTCAGAATGCGCATGCGAGCGCCGTCGACGACAGCCCACCGATCTCGGGTGGTGATCGTCCCGATGGGGCGGGTAAGGGATCGCCCGGTCTTGGTGTTGCCGTAGTAGCTAAAAAGGAACCGATCGCCAAACTGTGCGCGACCACTTTTAACTCTATCCAGCGTTGCAGTAGCGCGGCCTGGTTTTTCAACCGGTTGCCAGTTTCCTGCGGAGAAATCGATAAAGGTTTCTGCCGGCACATGCGGCATTTTTGGCAGAACTAAATGCAGTGGTTTCTTGCTGCGTGTACAGATAATGAATAAGCGCTTCCGGTTCTGAGGGACGCCCAGATCGGCACAGTCCACAATATGCGGTGCGAGTGAATATCCCAGAGCCTGCATAGCGCCCTCCCACGCCGGATAGAGTGCCCATTGAAGGAACTCGACCACATTCTCAACGATGATGTTCGGCATCCGATGATATTCAGCGGCGGAAATAACAGCCCAGGCAGTGGATCGGCTGGCGTCATGCTGGGGATTGCCTGCTTTCTTCCCGCGTGCCTTGCTATGGCCCTGGCAACAAGGGGATGCCATCATCAGATCATGCTGCGGCACCCGCGACCAGTCAGCCTGGTGCAAGTCCTGGCAAACATGAATTGCGCCGGGGTGATTCTTTTCATGGGCATCAACGGCGGCAGGCCAATGATTGCCCGCCCAAACCACTTCGACACCGGCCATTTCCGCTCCCGTTGATGAACCGCCCAGGCCGGCAAACAAATCACTCGCTTTTAGCTGCATGTTGATGCCTCCATGGTGGCGATGATTTCACCGGCGCGCGTGCGACCAGCGGCATTAGCGCTGACCGAACGGCGGGCGGTAGTAGTGGTGATGTTGAAATCGGAGTACAGATCCAGCGCGGCAACTGTTTCGCTGTTTGATGCCACAACGTGGCTTCCACGGCGGGCAGCAATGCGCAGCATGCGGGCCAGCTTTCGCTGTTGGTCGCTGGTAAAACCGTCGGTGTGGTAACTGGTGAAATTGGCGGTTACTGATGCAGGGATATAGGGCGGGTCGCAATAAATCACGTCACCAGCCTGGGCCATCCTGATCGCTTCCTGGAAGCTGCAACACAGGAAAATGGCCTTCTTCGCCAGTGCCTTTTCTGAGAAGGCGTGGATCTCGTCTTCGGGGAAGTAGGGGGCTTTACGATGACCGAACGGCACATTGAAATCACCGCTTAGGTTATAGCGGCAAACACCGTTAAAACCGTGGCGGTTCAGGTAGAGAAACTGCGCTGCACGGTACAGGAAATTACTATCACAACGCAGATTGAAGTCAGCCCGCACGGCGTAATAACCAATCTCATCAGCCTGCTGTTTAAACAGATTTATGGCCTCCCTGATCAGCGCATCGGGTAGGTTTTTGGCCACGTTGTGGAAGTTGATAAGGTCGCTGTTGATGTCGCACAGCAGATAGCTGTCGTAATCGGTATTGAGGAACACTGCGCCGGAACCAACGAATGGCTCAACCAGGCGCTTGCCCTCGGGCAGATGCTGGCGCAGGGTGTCGATGATGCTGGCTTTACTGCCAAGCCATTTAAGGGCGGGACGGTTCATAATGAACCTCCTTTCATGTGTCGTGATTTGGCTTCGCGATGTTCCTGGCAATGCACACAGGTAGTGACGCCATGGATCAAGCGTCGACGTGGCTCAGGAATTGGCGAACCGCATTCTTCGCAGTGAAATGCGGAAGGCCCGCAAGGTCGCTGGCGGGCGTTTTTGATTTGGGCGTCAAGAATTAGCTGATGCCGCTCCTGCGCCATGTCGATTTGATCAGCCATTGGGCATCCTTAGTCGTAATTGCGTTCTTCGGGGGGCAGACACTGGCTGTCAGATCCCTGGCGAGATTTGCAAAAATGATAAAAAAACAGGCCAATCAGACCAAAAGCGACAACGGCACCGATAGCCGCAATGGCAAGGCATAGATCCGTCATTTCCGGTACTCCACGTTGTACGTTTCATGGGTCATTAACCGCCAATCCTTGCCGTCGTTTTTACTCAGCAAACGCCAGCGGTAGCCAATATCTATTTTCAAATAGCCATGCGGCTTGATACGACGAAATACACGGTTGCCACGGCGAAACTGAGACAATAATATAATTGCCTTGCGGTATATTTCCGGAGTGGTAGCAGTACCAGCAAGAGTGATCATGGTCATTTCCCCTTTACTTGTTCAGTCCCAATATTCTGGCGCGCGCTGATCCAGCTTTTCAGCATGGAAATAATTTGCTCTCTGGGTGCCTTGTCCGCTTCCAGGCGTTCAATCCGTGTGCTCAATAATTCCAGAAGTTGCAGCCGCGAGGCGCGGCGGGCTTCGGTTAGTAATTCCATTAACGCAACGTCATTCATAAAACCCCCTGAATTCAGGATGTGGGAAACCCGCCACCCGAAAGGCAGCATTTTTATTACCGGTGATTTACATATTTCAGTAAGCACTTATTAGTACGTGCTGAAATATGTGCCGGTTTTATCCATGCCGGCTCATGGTTAGGTCAATCTATCCGCTCTCTTGCAGCCCATTCATTTATTAGGGCGCGACCGGATTGGTGCGATTGTCCTTAATGCTCCGGGATTACGCGCCCGGCCGCGTTGTGGTATCTTCGCCATGCCCGCCACGTTCTGACCGGAACACGGGCATGACAATCCCCCACAAGAAGGAAGAAAGTGATGAAAAAACGTCTCTGTTGCGATGATGATAAGAAATATCACGTCCCATATAGGCAATATGAAGAACCGGTTAACCGCGACTCCGGTCGTGATGACCAGGATGACGAGGAATAAGTAATGAGCGAGCAGTTGACTAAAAAAGTTAAAGCACACATGTATGATTGCTACTACCGCGAGCAAATGACCACCAAACTGAATAAAAGCTTGTTTAACCTGGTGAGCTTCTTTCAGGTAATACTCGGTAGTACAGTGATGGCCGATGTTTTTAACGGTTGGCTGCTTGGTTTTCTTATTATGATTCTGTCGTCTTATCTGTTCGTCTATAAACCGAGTGAATATGGCGCGGCTGCTAAACAGCAAGCGTTCGAATATGAAAAAATCATTCATCGTAGTGTCTCGATGAGTGAGTTGGATATCAAATCTGCATTGGCTGAATTGTCTGAACATGATTCTGATATTCCTGGTGGTTTGATTAAACCGGCCTATATTCGAGCTATTATCGCTGCTGGCTTTTCAGATGACTATGTTAGCCAGCAGCTCCAAACGCTTACTCTAAAAGAGCGCTTATGTGCTTTTCTCAGCGGTGGTATTCCACGGTAAGACGAAATCCCATTTGAGAGCACACCCCACGACGCCAATCGCCCACACGTTAATGGAAGGGATGCGCTCTCAGATAGGGCCGGGCAACCCGCCCATCAGGCGAAACACTGCATATCACGTGGCACAGGGATATCACCGTTATTGCAACGCAGCATCAAAGCATCGATCACCGCAGCGGCCACGCCGTCGCCTGCTGCTTCTGCCGTGCTCAGTAAGCCAGTGAGGCCAACGCTTAAACGGAAAGCGTGGTCGTTTAGTGAAACAGCCCGCACTGCTGGAGCGATAGCGCTGGCTGCATTGATGTTTTGGGCCTTGGCGTGGTACTGCGTCAGCAGATCGTCAACCAAAATGGTGTATGCCTGTTTCACTTTGCAGCCTCGTGCTCATCAAAAACCAACGGATCGGTATCCAGGATTGTGGGGTTGGATGTGATCCCGATGCCATAGAGCTGACTGGCCTCATCCCGGATCGCCATTGCGATGGCTGGGTAAACTGGTTTTTGGTCTTTTTGCACCGATTTATAAAAATCTCTCAAAGATGGCGTCTCAACGATACGAGCCATAAGCGCTACTTTGCCTCCTCTCTCTCCCAGAGCGACTTCGATAACTTCACTCAAGGTTTTTCTGTCGTCGAATTCTATGCATACACTGACGTTGAAAAGATCAGGGTTGAAATTTGTCGCCATCTGCTTGAGCTGTTCGGCGGTTATTGCACGCCCGTCAGTGGTCACGCCTTCAATGGCTACCAAAAACCATTTACTTTTAGTGTTCCGCCGCTTCTCGGCATATAGCTGGTGAATATGCTTGACCGCCCCGGCCTTCGAGTCATAAAGACCGAACGAGTGATCGCCGAGACTAACTTCATATCTGGCGATTTTGCTCACGGCCGTTTGCGGGCGATAGGTGATCACAAAGCCCCGATAACGAGAGGTGTTGCGGCTGATTTTGGTAATGACATGGCGCATGGTCTGCATATTCCCGCCTCAACTCATCTGTTCAACAAATTTCTCAGCGTGGCGCTTGGCATTCAGATAGATGGCGTAAAGATTGACGCGACGCTTTGCACCAGGGCGCGCTTGCAAAATCGGCAGGGCACCGGTATCGGCCTGTGTACGAATGGTTTGTTTGTTCTTCCCGATGCGCAGGGCGTAGTCAGAGATCGACTCTTCCAGCAGGTCACCAAATGGATAATCAGCCGGCAGTTGGTTTTCCCTTACCCCAATCACCTTTTTTTGTCGGTTTTTGTTCATAATGATACCCTTTGAGATCACGCAGTTTTCTATTATGTAGGGTACATATCCGTACCATTAACTGGATTATGGGTACAAATAATTACCATGTCAACCAACATAGGTTCAAAAATTCGTGAGATCCGTGAGGCTGAAGGATTAAGCCGCGAAGAATTTGCAGTATTAACAGGGGTTCCCGCAGGAAATTTGAAGCGATACGAAACAGATCGTATCAAGAGCGTTGGTAGTGAGTTTCTCTTGATGATCACTCAGCATCAGCGGTTCAAAAAATATGCAATGTGGTTAATGACTGGCGACGTTGCACCGGAGGTTGGGCAAATATCTCCGGTTCTCTCCCCTAATGGGTATCCCAGTTCATCCAGCAACCAAAAAGGCAAAAAGGTTGGCTGACCGCATGGAAAATAATGCAGCGCTGGAAGCGGGGCGGCATTTGTTTCGAAAGGAATCTTTGGGATGAGTATTAAATCGCTGGGCACTGAAGGCTACATGGTGGACCTACGTCCCCAAGGGCGGACGGGTAAGCGAGTCCGCAAAAAATTCAAGACCAAGTCCGAGGCGCAGCAGTTTGAGCGTTGGATTATCGCGACGCAGAACAACAAAGATTGGGTTGATAAACCCGCCGATCAGCGCCCCCTCACGGAGTTGATAGACCTCTGGTTTAAGCATCATGGCCAGAACCTGAAAGATGGCGTGAAGATAGAGCATAAATTGCAGGTGATGGCGGCCAAAATGGGTAACCCCAAGGCTAGCCAGATCACTCGCGCCTCATTTTCTGACTATCGTGTGTTGCGGCTGGCCGAGGGTAAAAAGGCAAAAACCGTCAATCTCGACCAGGAAAAATTGGGCGGGGTATTTTCCGTGCTCATCGATCTGGGCCATTACTATGGCGAGCACCCGCTCAAAGAGATGAAAAAAATTAAGCTGCCGGATCAGGAAATGGGGTTCTTAACTCATGACGAAATCTGGCAGCTGCTCGACCGGCTGGAAGGTGATCATCTGAAGGCGGTTAAGTTGTGCCTGGCAACAGGGGCGCGCTGGGGCGAGGTGGTCAAACTTCGGCGGGAAGAGGTGATCGGCAATAAGGTGACTTACCTCAACACCAAGAACAGCAAAAACCGAACGGTGCCGATCTCAACCGAACTCTGCAAAGAAATCACTTCTGGGATCAAGGCTGGGCCAATATTCGCCGAACTCAATTATTCGTATGTGAGAACGTGTATCAAAGAGGTTGCCCCTGGCTTGCCGGCAGGGCAGGCCGTTCACGTTCTGCGCCATACCTTTGCCAGCCACTTCATGATGAATGGGGGCAATATTTTGGCGTTACAACGGATCTTGGGGCATTCAAGCATCCTACAAACAATGGTCTATGCGCACTTTGCGCCAGACTATTTGGAAGATGCAGTTCGTTTTAACCCTATTTCTTTAATATGAGTAACAAAAATTATGAAAGCTGAACTTGAGGAAATGCTACTTTTTGCAATTAAAGAATTTAATTTATTTCCTGATGATGGTTTTATTTTGAACGCTTTAAAATCTTCAGCCAATATATTGCTTTCCCGGAGTGAGCTGTTTGAGTCTATCCCTGAAACTTTGACCTTTAGCTATATTAAAAATGAATTAAATCTTCCATATGAGCCACGAGTTAATAATTGTTCTTTCGAAAGGCGTGCTGTCCTTATCTTTGATAAGTTGGAGGCTGCGGCTTTTGGAAGAATGAGATACATCTATAAAAGTAAGGGCTGTCGACTTTATATGCTAGACGATGGTGCATTGCTGTTGGTGTCACCGAACTGTGAAGTAAATTATTCTGGTTTCCAGTTACACAATGAAATGTGGATGGTGCCAAATGAAACCATTTATGAATTAGATGATGTCGAATCTGCCAAACACTACCTAAATACGATGCTTGATGAAGATAATGTATATGGAGCACATCATCTTTATTGTTCTGAGTTGTTGAGGATGCTATGTAACATAAAAAAACCTTTTATTAAAGACTATCCGGTAGAATATCTTTTGACTCCCACTGATGTGAATGTTTTGTCTGGATTTTCTAAAGATGTTAGGGAATGCTTATGGGGAATTTGTTTAAGTGATTATTTTTTAAAGGTCCATGGGAGAGATTACCAAAATAAGGCGATTAGTATATTGACAGGTTTAGATATATCCCCACCTCCTGAACTATTACTAAAATTCATTAAGAATGCTGTGTTAGCTGGAGGGGATCTCCTGAGTATGAAAAAACAATTTGACGATGTGATGGAGCTTCTTTCAAGTGTCCATGATAAAGTATCAAATTTTGAGAGTCTTCCTTTCTTGGCTAATTTACATAGGGAGATTGATGACACTCATGTATTTAATGGTTTTAGCAGAAAGTCTCTTTTACAGTCAGATGCTGAATTGATAGTTAAGGATATTATTGAGGAGTTCATTGACTTAGTGGAGAATAAAGGGATCTGGAAATCTTTATGGAACGGGGATGTTCATTTGAATGAGGATGGAGTTCAGAGGATTTTTTATATTACCGCCTTGCAAATTTGTAAGTCTTTCAATTTGGATTTAACTCCGGAGGCAAACTCTGGCAATGGACCAGTAGACTTTAAATTTTCCCAAGGTTATAGCTCCAAGGTTGTTGTTGAAATAAAGCTTTCAACCAATACAAATATGATTCATGGGTATGAAACACAGTTAAATATATATAAGGATGCTGAATCAACATCTGCTGGTTATTTTCTTGTCGTTGATTTTGGTGGTTTGGGGTCAAAACTTGAAAAAGTAAATAAAATAAAAGACTGCATTATACGTAATGGGAAAAAGGCATCAGAAATATTCTATGTAGATGCTACAAAGAAAGCTTCTGCAAGTAAACGATAACCCTCGCCGGTACGAATTTTTAGCACATTGGGTGTCAAGTTAAAACTAACAAATTATGATCAATAGGAAGTGGATCTTTGATGATCCACAAATTGACCCAAACGCCCACGCTATACCCACTTTAGGCAGGCAGTTACAAGTATCCAACTCATTGATATTATTGTAACTGCTTGTTTTTGTTAGCATCAGGATGGCGGCGAAAGCCTCCCTTTTTTATTGGCGAGGATTTATTTTACTGCGTGCTTTTGCAGATACTGTTCAAACACCGCCAGGGTGTCGTTAGAAATGTGATGTTCAATCCCTTCGCTGTCCAGCTCTGCCGTTTCATTCGATACGCCAAGGCACACCAGCAGATCGACCACAATCCGGTGGCGACGTCGTACCTTCTGCGCCAGTTGTTCACCTTCTTCGGTCAGAAAAACTCCCCGGTAAGGGCGTGACTCTACCAAGCCAGCGTTTTTAAGCCGGGCGATGTTCTTGATCGCAGTCGGGTGCGAAACGCCGAAGCGTTTGGCGATATCCGTGGTTCTGGCTTCGCGGGTGGTAACCAGCAGGTCGGCAATCAGCTCAACATAATCCTCTATCAGCGCATTGGATTGCGCCTCACGAGCGCGGGTGAAGCGCAGGGCATGTTCAGCCTCGTCCGGCATTTCAGCCACCACGGGGCGTTCTGCGTCGTCTGGTGCGCTTGTTGCCATAGTCTGAGACG